ATTCTACATCAGCTAATTCAAAAACATAAGTTTCTAATACTGATATGTGATGTTCTAATTTGCAAATTTGTGCCTGTAATGCTTCCATTCTAAATCTGTTGTAGTCTAATAAATCTTTCATTATAAAAATGTTGTTAAAGTTAAATAAATAATTCCTGTAGTAAAGACAAATAATAGTCCTAATGCTAAATCTTTTAAATCTTGTTTCATAATTTGTTTTTTTAATTGTTATTGTTATGCAAATATATAACTACATTTTGAATAAAAAAATTAAATGTAAAACTTTAACATTTCATTAACAAAATAAAAAACCCTATACATTACATATAGGGTCTTTAAACAAAGAAAAACAAGAAACAAATTATAAACTATTAACTTTATCAGTATAGTATTCTATTAATTCAATTAAATCTATATCTGCAAATTTAACTATTTGTTTTGACTTAATATGTAATTGTTCAGATAAGTTATTACCAAGATATTGACTAAATTTATATTGTTCACCTGAACGTGATATATTACATCCATAACATTGAACACCTACATTATTTTCGTCCCAACGTGTACTGTAATGTGAGCGTGATTGAAAATGACCGCATTGTAGCTTTTTATAATGGTCTTTTTTACCACAAGTAACACAAGTAGCAATTTCATTAACAGCATCTTTACGTCTTATGTATTGGCTAAAGATTGTATCTAATTTTACTATTAAACTTTTACGTGTGGGTTTCTTCATATACAAATGTAAACAAATGATATTAACAATGTTGTTAAAAAGTAAATTTAAAATATTGCAATTTTGTCAAAAAAAACCTGTAAATTTGCAAAATACTTTTTTAAAATATGTTTCTAAAAACAAAAAAAATATAAAAAAAATAAACAAAAAAAGTTTAAAATATTATACAAAAAAAGCAAAGTGTGTTGGGAATAGCTATGCTTTTATCTACCTTGACCTTTATAGATTTTTTTATAGTTCTTTGAAGATTTTAATTTAGAACTTTTAGACTTACTATGTATATTGGGTCTATTTATATTTTTATCTTCTTTTACAAGAACAATCGTTTGTTTCGCCATATTACATATATAATTATAATTCCTAAAATAAACCACAAATAAATAAAATAATTAGCTTTTTTATCTATTTGCTTTTCTTTAATGTTTTCTTTACTTGAAGTTTTTATCTTACTATCAGTTTTAACGTGTTTTAACGTGTTTTCTGACACTTTTACCTTATTGTTGTATAAAGTATTAGTTTTAGTTTTTTTGTAGTTTAAAACAACGTTTTTATATGTTTTACCTTCTACAATAAATTCTTTACAACTATCTATAGGTTTAATTATAATTTCATCAAAGTAAACAATTTTGTTTATATTTATTTCTGCAGTAGAATCTTTAACTTTATTTTCTGTTAAATCTATTTTTGTTTCTATTAAACTATCTTTTTTTATTTCTTGAACTTTAATATCTACTTTGCGTGATGCACAAGAAAATAAAACTGCACTACATATAATATAAAATATATATTTCATAACTTATATTTTAGGGTATGTAATTCCGTTTTCAACTATAGTTATTCCTTTGTCTATTCTTTGCTTTAATGTTTTATGATCAAAACCAAAATCTTTTTGAAAGTGTGGTGCATCTTTAAATTTCTTCCAATCACCACCCCACTCATAACCTTTAGACTTAAAAAACGCAACTACCATTTGCCAATTTTTATCATTATCCCAACTTGCAGTTTCAAATGTACCATCGTTGTTTTTATCATACAATAAAACAATATCAAAAGCAAGTCCATAATTATGAATTGACTGCCAAGAATCAGCATTAGTAACTTTTGGTCTTTTTAAAAATAAAGCGTGTTGTTCTTCAGGGCTTCTAAATACATAAGAAAAACGCAACCTTACATTTTTAGGTAACATATTATTGCATTGTAAATATAAAGAAAGTAGTTCTTCTTTAATTTTTGGGTGTGATTTATAAATTCTATCTATAGTTAAATTATCCTGCATCTTTTATTTTATTTTTTTCCATTAAATACCATCTTCTTGCAGTATAACCTGTAGCAATTACAAAAGCTATTACTTTCATAGCAACATCAACATTAGCAAATGTAAACATAAAATATCCCCCTGTTATAAGTGATTGCCTTAAATCTAAAATGTACTGCTTCATTTTCTTAATCGTTCTACTATACTTGTAATACCTTCTATTCCTATGTAAGCTGTAGCAATAACAACCCAATCAGAAGAAGTTAATGTTCCACTAAATAAACCACCACAAGCTACTAAAAAAACTAATAACTTTCGTGATATCCATTTAGATAATATTAAATCAAATTGTTCCCTGCTCATCTTTTATTGGTTCGCACCCTGCAAAATTATGCTTAGGGTTATTAGGAAATATTTCACTTTCAAAATTATATTCTATATCTGACATTACATCGTAAGCATATCCATCAGCGTAAACAGGTGCAGTTACTTCTTTAAAGTCTGCATCGTAAGTTCCATTTATTAAAACTATTTTACCAATTTCTACAATAGCTTGTATGCCTTTTCCGTAATTTAATTCTTCTTTTGTTTCAATATAAACTCCTTTATTTAAAAAGTCTTTTATTGCAGTTTCTTTGTTTGTGTAATTTAATTTTGATATCATTTAGAGGGTTGTTAATGATTGTAGTTCAGTGTTTGTTAAAGGAGTTTTGTAAAGTTGTACTGAATTGTAACTAACACTTTCTTGAAAAGCAAAAAAAGTAGTTGGGTCATTTAAAAATAATTCTGTTTTTGTACCATTATTTGTATATGTTAAACTACTTGTTGCTTGTAAAACACCATTTACATACATTGCAAAATCTCCGCTTTTATAACGAATAGCTACTTTTGTTCTTATGCCATTTGCAAATGAATTTGTAGATAATAATTGTATAGATGTGCTTGTTCCGTTTCCTAAAAAATAATCAAACCTTAATTTATCTGTAGCTTTTAGTTTTATCAAAGCAAAAGTAGATAAAGTAGTGTTATTTTTATTTGTATTTAAAATATTACTGAACGTATTTTGTATATTATTTACAATACCATCAAAAAACAAAGTGCCTTCTGTTTGTCCTATTAAACTACTTATTCCTGTTTTAGATATTACATCAGCGTTACGAGTTACTGTAGATGCAACTGTTGGAATATATGAAGTTGGATATGAACCGAGTTCTAATTGAGAACCCCAAATATATATAAATCTACCCGATATTGTTGTAGCACTATTAATGAAAGCTGTACCACTTGCAGTCATAGTTCTTGTAGCAGTTACTCTATACCATCCATTACCTGCATTTGTAATAGTTCCTGTAATTCCTGAAGTTGCACTTGTAATAGTTCCCGTTGTTAAATTCGCTTTTACAGTAAAATCTGTTACATTAGTAAACCCTATATCTAAAACATCATTTGTTCCTGCTTTTGCATAAACTGAAATAGTAGAAGCTGTTGCACCTGTTAAAGCAGTACGAAATAAAACTGCAGTTCCGTTAGTACTTGATTCTAATTTATCAGCAGAAGAAATTCCTTCGGGTGAAGTTGTATTATTAGCAGTTACGGTTGCTTGAAATTTACTCCAAGCTATATTATCAAATTGGTCGCTATATGTAAATAAATTTGTCCTTTGTGGTTCTACTAATAAACTCGGACAACTTCCGTTTGTGTAATCAATACGTGGTATATTAATAGCCACGCTTTCAATTAAACTTGAACTATTTACCCTTGTTGCTGTTGTAGCACGAACTACAGTCATATCACCCGTACCATCACTTGGAATAACTGAATATAATTTACTTGCTTTGTATGCGTTTGGAGTTACAATTAACGACGCTTTATCTAATAAACTCATATTGTATCTAAATTTTGTAATGTTGTTAATAAACAAGATTGTGCTTCAAATATTCCTGTATCAGTAGCTATTCTTATTTTGAAATTTGTTGTAATACCGCCTTCGTTTCCTACAATATCTGTTTCACCACTATAACTTGAATAATGTGATTTACCCCAAGAAATATTATTATTATAAGCACCTTGACCCCAACCTATTTCGTTATTGTTTGCACCTTGACCCCAACCAATATTATTTGCCATTGTTTAATTTGTTTAAAAAGATTTCTAATTTTTTAACATTAGTTTCTTTTGGTTTATATGTTTCTTTTGCACTCATAATTATAGCACCCAACCTGTAAACGCACTATCTTTATCCGGATAAACATCTGCATTTGAATTAGTATTGTATTCAGGAAAAGAAACTTGATTAAAACTCATATAATCAATAAACCTATTTGTATAACTTTGTGCTGTATCACGAGACTTTTCAATTAAAAAATCTATTTCTGATTTATCTACTACAGTACTATTTTCAGAACTATGTTTAAATACACCCTTTTCGCTTATTTTAATAGACGCATAAGGCAAATATTCTACCATAGTCCAATGTACTACCATCATTTTAATATAATCGCTTAAAAGCGTTGTATATGGTGCAGCTAAATTACCTGCTACAATACCATCGTTTATTTTATTGTATAATTTAGTACCTAAATAATTTTGAATATGTACTTGTTGTGCCTGAAATATATATTGTGTATAGCTATCAGGGTCTACATTACCATTTATAATAGTATATTTAACTAAATCGTTTGTCGTTATGAATAAAGCTTTTGCCATTTTTTATTAATTTGTATATCCCATTTTATCCCAATATTCTTGTGTATATCCTTTTGTAGGCATATCGCTTGGTTTCATAGAAACTTCTTTGTCATTTCTAATTCTGTATCCGTATTTTTCAGCAGTTGCAATAGATAAAGGTTTTGCATTAGGGTTTGTAGGGTCTATTTTAGTTTCAAAACTTGCATACGTTCTACGTAACCATTTGTGATTGCATCTTGGTCCGCCTTTGTAAAGCCATATAGAATAGGTATCTGAACCATTTTTTCCAAAACCTTCATTTACAACTTGAAAACTCATATTTATAATATCTTCTTTACGATATACTTTTTTAGCACGCAACATTTTACTGCAAAATTCACGTTCACCTGTTAAATTACCACTATAAACATATCTTGTAATAAATTGAACACCATCAATAACTTTATCTTGTTCTTTATCTTTTATATTTGGTCTTGCAGTTCCTGTAGAAGTTATAAATTTCCACATTTTAGATAGTGTACTTTTCTTTTTATTGTTTAAAGTATTTATTTCAGAATCTAATTCTTCTTCTGTATCGTAATCAACTTCTGTTTCATCAATTAAAAACCATTCATCGCTTAATTCTTCGCCTTTATCAATTAATAAATCTGCTATAGAATCACTTGCTAAATTATGTGAACACATTTTAACACCTGTTTCTTCTTCTTTTGTTTCTGCATTCATTCCTGATACATCAACGAATTCTAATGGCTGTATTGTTTTAAAATATAATTTTAATGATATACTATTAACTGCTAATATTTCATCAATAGCATCAATTATTTCAAGTTGGTAAGGTTTAATAACTATGTTATCAAATAATAATGTAGCAGTTTTAATTTCATCTGCATTGTTACCTAAACCACCATCACCGCTTCTAATTCCTAATAACATTGGTGAAGTAACCCTATGACCTACAATTAATTTATCAAAACATTCTTTAGACAAATATTCGTAATGTGCAGGTGCATCGTTTAATGGTAAATCTTCTACAGTAGTTTTACTTTCAGCATTAGCATTAAAAGCTATAATAACTTTTTCACCTCTTGCACCTGTTAATTTACCCATTACATCACGCTTCATTTTATCACGCATTTCCTCTGAAGGAATACCATTATTGAAGTTTATTACTTTTGTACCACTAAATCCGTTTTGTACATCGTTAATTTGATAATCTGCTATATTTTCTTCTAATAAAGCATAAGGTAAAGAACCTGAATAATCTATTGGACTATAATAGTCAAAACCACTTACATAAGGTTGTATAACATATATTTCAACTTCATTACCATTTCCAAAACCAAAAGCAGGAATACGTTTACAATCTTCATTAGGTTTCTTTTTAGTCCAATCAGGGTGATAATACCACGCTTCAATTTGTCCTTTATCATTACATTTTTCAGCACGTAAAGTTTGCATAGGAAAATGAAGCACTTGTTTAACTTGTTTCTTTTCTATTACAACTTGCATAGCAGCCATTCCTAACAATTTACGTTCTAAAGCTATTTTACGCAAATCTGAATCTTTAATAATAGATTTCATTTGTGCATATTCATTTGGCTTTTTATTAGAATCTAAAGCATCTAATCCTTTTCCGTAAATCATATTTGCAACACCTGTAATAATTGCACCATTTGTAGCAGAATACAAATATCTATCAATTAAATATTGAAAGTAATTGTTATCACTTCCGTATTCAATATAACTATTCTTTTTATTTTCTTGTATTACAGGGCTTGTATAAGCACTTAAATTTACTATTGAAATATTACTCATAAATTTTAAATTCGTTGTTTGTTACGTTTGCTACGTATTGATTTTGGTTTACTGTATATGTATCATTCGCTTGATTTGTGCAAAAAATAATATCTTTATAAACTATATTATTACCATTTTTAATAGTTAAATTATAAAATGTATTTTCTTTTAATGCTAAAACATTTGTTGTAGTTAAATAATAACCTGATACAGTAAAATTAGCTGCTATTGTAGTTTCTACATTAGTAGTTTCATTTCTTAAAACAATAGTTGTGGCAGCCATTACTCTTGGAATAAATGTTAAACTTTGTGATGTATTTTGTTCTCTTAAAATTATCATAAACTATTTTTATATATTAATAATTTAATTTAAAAATTGTTTTAAAACAAAAAAGGCATACTAATTAAAGTACACCTTTTTAAAAAAAACAAACAATAATAATTATGCTACAGTACCTTCAACAATAGAAGCTAAAATACCTGTAGTTAATGGTCCTGTTACAAAGTTTGCAGGTAAAGGTTCCATTCCTTGGAATTCTAATTTGTACCCACTCATATCACCCATTTGAGCACCACTTGAAATAGTTGAAGTAGTTAAATCCATTCCTTTAGTTAAACCTGCTAAAAAGAAGTTTCCGTTGTTATCTTCTACAATTACTTGTGGTCTACCATAAGATAATAATTTCAACTGCTTGTGGTCAGCAATAGTTAATTTTTTAATACTTAAAGATAATTTTTGGTCTACAAATGTAGTTCCGTTTTCTCTTGATGAAGTTAAAGTTTGTTCAAATGTAGAACTTCCTTTTAATTCATATTTATAACCAATAGGTGTACCACCTAAAGCAGTTATCACATCTTCACTTCCTGCAGTTGCAGAATAAGTTACTGTTGTTGCATCACCCCAATTAATGAAGTATGCAGCTCTTAATCCACCGATTGAATTTTTACATTGTTCGGCTCTTCCTAAAGAAATATCGCAAGGCATAGTTTTATATTTTTTAAAGTTAATAAAAAAGGGCAGGCACTTTTACCTACCCTTTTAGAATTTATTTATAATGATTATGCTGCAGGTGTGTAAAGTACAATTTCAGCACCAACACCATATTGAACAGTAGCAGTAAAACGGGCTACTACTCTTACATTTTCACTTCCGTCTATATCAGCCATATCAATAACTTTGATTTCGTTTTGGTCAGATAATAAACCTGTTCCAAAATATAGGTTAGATTTTTGTGCAGCCATCATATAGTCATTTGTCATTCCGTTACAAACAAAGATTTTAACACCATCAAAAGATAATGAACCATTGTTAAACCATTGTGTACCTAAATTGTTAGTACCATTTGAACCTAAACCACTTGCTCCGAATCCACCTAAAGCACGTACATAATCACGGGCTACAGATTGTGAAACATATAAGTATAAATCTTCTTTTCCGTAAAGTGAAGCAGGAATCAAATCAACAACTTTTCCAAGTTCAGCAATTACGTTAGCAGCAGTAACACCACCCGAAGCAGGAGAAGCTACATCAAGAACAGCAGCATCAGCAGCAGCAAGAGTTAAGAATCCGTCAAACTCACCTGCAGTAGCATTAACACCTTTCCAAATGTTTTGTTCTGTTTTTTCAGCAATTTTAGAAACAACGTGTGCTAATAAGAAATCAGCAAAGCTTGGAGGTAAAGAATCAAATGCAGAATATCCCATTTGAACCGCTTCCCAATCAGATTTGAAGTCCTTCTTACAAAGTTGTAAATTTACTTGGAATTCCTCAGGAGTAATTACTCTTTCAGTTAATGTTACAGTAGAAGTAGCATCAAAATCACAAGTTGCATTTTTAACGATTCCGTCAGTAGCAATTCTTTTGATAACTTCTTTGTATTTAATGTTTGGTTTTACTTCAATACCGCCATTAGCGATTGTAGAACCTGATAATAATGCAGCAGAAATGTATTTTCCTGCAAACTCACCCGCATAGGTAGTTGTAATTGAGGTTGTAGTAGCCATATTTTATTAATTAAAAAGTTTTGCCATAACTATATCTTGTGTAGTCATTTGGCGATTAGGTGATAATTTATTTAGTTTTACTTCGTTTTTAACTTCAGGTGAGTGTGTCAATGGTTCAACACCTTCAACAATAATATCTGAACTTAATTCTTCTTTAACAACTTCTTTTACTGATTTTAATTCAGCAATTTCAGTTCTTAATTTTTCAATTTCTGCAAAAAACATTTCTTTAGAAACTGATTCTACAATTCTTTTTGGAGTAGCTACAGCAGCTTGTGCTTCAACTTCTACTTCTACTTCAGCTTCCGGTGCTTCAGGTGCTTCAACAACTGCTTCTTTAATTTCAGCAATAACACCTTCAACAGATACTACTAAAATCATACCATCTTCTAATTCGTATTCTCCAACAGGTACAGGAATTCTTTCCTCACCATTAACAATAAAAACAGCATTATCCATTTCAAAAGCATCAGCTTCTAAAACAGTAACTCCATCTTTAAGTTTCATTTGAGCAAGTTTTACTTCCATACCCAAAAGAGTTTTGATTTCATTAATTACATTCATATTTACTTATTTAAAATTTTATTTACTTACTGAAATACCAAGATTATCTACATAAGCAAATAATTTTTTATATTCGTTTGCTTTAGCAGTCATATCTTTAGTATATGAAGCATAAGGGTTATCAGTCAAACCTAATTCTTTTATTTTTGCTTCCATTGTATTAAGAGCATTTAAAGTATTTTGAGCGTTTTGATATGCTTGACCGACACTTGTTAAGTAAGAATCTAATCCTGCTCTTGCTTTATTCTTGTATGTTGTGATAGCAGAATCTAAAGTTTTATAATCACTTAAGCCTTTTTGAATATCATCTTTTAATGCTAATTCAACTTTTTCACTTTTCAATTCTGTTTTTCCAAACAAAGAATTCATTACAATTTTTTCCGTAGACATAATTTTATTTTTTTATATTAATTAATGTTATTTAGTTTTGTTATAAATTACGAACTTACACTTGTTATAACTCTTGCTGCATTTGTGTTTGAAACTGTTCCACTTGATTGTGCTACAGTAGAACCAATACCTTGTTCTTGTAATTCACCTTGGCAACATTCTGATTTGTAAGTTCCGTCTTTACATAGACAACCTCTTTTTCCACCTTTTGGTGATGTAGTTTTATTTCCCATAATTTTATTTATTAATTTCAGCATTAGTTATTATTGATTTAATTTTTTCTATTAGTTGTAATTCTTTTTCTTGTTGCAAAGACATTTCTAATTTATCTGCAAAATATCCTTCTATTGAAAATCCTTTTACTTTACCTGTTTTAACAAAGTCATTCCAAATAACATCGTTGTTTACTTTCATAGAAACAACCCAAGAACCTACAGGTGCATCTAAACCATATTTTTTAGATTTATCCATTTCAGCATCTTCAACAATCCAAGATTCTACAATACTTAGATCTTTTAATTCTTTATCGTGTTCTAATGTAGCATTGTTTTGATTTGAGTTCATTAAAAACAATTCACTTGCTTTGCGTACTGTTTCATCTGAAAAGAAAATGTAATATTCTTCTTTACCATTTCTTCTATAAATGTGCTTGTTTGGAATTAAAGCAGCACCCATTAAAATACGTTTTTCATCATCAACTTTAGCCAAAGCTAATTGTTTATTTAATGAAACAAAATTAGATTCTATTGCAGGAAATTCTACTATTGAAACTGCATCTACTCCTGAAAGTTTTTCGTTTTCGTCTATTATTAGTTCTATTATCTTCATATTATTTAAATAAATTAAGTTTTATTTTGTTTTATTAACTTTAATTTTAAAGCTATTTTTATTGCATTTAAACGATTATAATTAATTATTGTATACTATATTGTTTTTTTAAAGTTTTTTAATTTAACGTAAAATACTAATAAAATCAATACTTAACAACGCAAGTTTTTATTTATAGTATATTAATGTTTTAATAGTTTTTATTTATAGTTATATTACTATAAACTTGCACTACGTATAATATTTCTATCCAATGCTTGTGCTGTTGTAACATCATTAGAAACTACATAAGCTTGTACAGGTGTGTTTTGTTGATTGCCAATAGTTTGTGCTAATTGATTTGTTGAACTTGCACCTACTACGTTAAAACTTGGTGCTGTCATAGCA